GGACTTTCCGATGCTGATGGGCTGATGCTCGGTGAGACCGAGGGAGAGACCGAAGGCGAGACCGAAGGGCTGACGCTGGATGATGGTGTTACTACATCACCACCCTGCCAATCATCTGCGTAATCCGTCCAGTAAGAACATATACCAGCAACGCCACCACTTAATGTATCTTTACTTGTGTAAGTTGTGTCTGTTACTCCGTCAATCTTATAATATATTGTTGTTTCTGTTGTATCATCTACCCATAATTCGGCGGTTTCATCAAATACTGGTGCTGTTTGTCCACCATCCCAATCCGTTGGACTTCCATCGTCACATTCGCCATTATATGTTAGTACCCCTTCACCGACTAAACAATAATATAAATCTGGCCCAGTTGCCATTCTTATCGCTGGCCCAATGCCTGACGCATTATCGCCAGGTATTAATATTGAATAATGTTTGCTATCAAATGAATCATCATAATAATAAGCAGATAAAGCACTATCAACCGTTGTTAATATCTGATTGCTTGAAACATTTATGTTTCGTGCAAATCCAACATCAACCCAAAGACCGCTACTTACGGAATTCAGCTCGCCATCAGAATAAGTAAAGGTGTCGCTATAAGTAGCCATCAGATTAAATCGTGATTGATCCTAATTGATATTCAATAGTTGCGAATTGCTGACCAGCGATATACAACATCTCTCGGATCGTTGTCAGTCCCGTAATACTGGAATAATCAAGGTCAAGTGCATCTGAAGTAGCAGCAAGTGCATCTCGCATTTCGGTCGATAATTCACCGATGGTCTTATCGAGATTGAGCGTTTCGAGAAATATCCGATGCCCTGCAAAATGTTGGATGATTGCTCTGAATCGCCATAATCCGATAACAACTCGCAAGATAATTCGATAACTCATCCCCACCACAACCCATTGAGATGGGATGCTCACCGCTTCGAGATAACTTCTGATAATATCTCTGACCGTTATATTTGGGATTGTATTATCCAAATCTTGAATAGCAATCACATCAGGTTGCGCTAATAATGCCGCCTCTTGGGTCGCATCAAGATTAGCAATAAGCACATATAAATCTTCCAACTTATGCGTTAATTGATGCCCTTGCCTGACATTCTCCAGCTCTGGCAGCCCCTCATAACCAGAAGGTGAGTGCCAGAAGTATTTGGGTATGCGGTAAATCGGATGCCCTCTGCGGATTACGGGTATCAGATATATTTTGTCCATATAAATCTCCTCACGAAAAATACCACACCGATGCAGCGTTCACCATCAACGCCCGTGCAATCACCGTATCGTCGTGCATCCCTTCGGGTGCGCTGTACTGGCTGCGCCCTGTGACCGGTGATACCTGGCGCTCGTATGCTTCCAGCTCTGCGGTCCACACCGGATCGTTGATGAACTGCCACTCCTCACGCTCGAACACCAGCGCCAGGTTCTCGATGAGCGGCGGCTTGCTGGATGCGGTCGTCTGGAACCCACGCACCGGAAGCCCTGAGCGGACCAATTCCTCAATCACGGGTTCACCCATCGCGTTACTCTCCGCCTGGATCTGGGTGGCGCTCCACTTCTCCGCCAACGCCTGCAACCGTTTGCGCTGGAAGGCGTAATCGATCTGGTTGAAGCGGTCAATCGCCAGTTCCACATGACAATCGGCACAGCCGACCGATATCGCCGTGAAATCTGCTTGCTTGCCCCAGTCCACTCCAACGATGATGCGGTGGTCTTTATGGTCGTCTGGATCTGACACCGGCGCACCGAGGCAGGCTGAGATATTGCGAAATACCGAACCCTCGTTCTCCAGGAACACCGCAAGATACTCTTGCTCAAACGTCAGCTCAGGTAAACTCTCCCGCGCCGCTTCGATCTCCTCCGGTGCGATATATGGATTATCGCTGGTCGGCAACTGCCAGGAGTGATATTCGCCATCGTCTAACCCACGCTGCCAGATCCGCCAGAACCAGTTGCGCCCCTTCGGAGTGGATATAAACATCGCCCGACCTCGACGGTCGGATAATGCTGGTCGTAATGCTTCAATCCAGGCGTTCTCTTGCATGAAGGCGCACTCATCCATAACCACGAAGTCGAGACCTTCACCTCGGAGACTATCTGGATCATCAGCGGAGCGTACCGTCACCTCGCCGCCAGTTGGTAATATGATCTGGCGGTCCACCTTGCGAACTTCGGCTCCGATTTTCGCTCCCATCCTGCGGAGAGGTCGCCATCCAACGTTGGCGGTCTTATACGATGGTGAGACCCACCAGGCGCGCCCGCCTCTGGCTGCAACGTCGAGGCACTCGTTCACACCGAGGCGCGTCTTTCCCCATCTCCGCCCCGCTGCCAGAACCTTGAACCTCGCCGGGTGGTTGTGGACCGCCGCCTGCCCTGGGTGCGGTTTGGCACTAATCGTTATCGTCTGCTGCATCCCAATCCACCGTCATGCTGATGCTGCCGCCATGCTCGAATTCCTGGCGCTCGACATAGCCCAGATGTTTCGCCTGGGTCTTGAGGTAGAAGATAATCGCCGTCAGGTTATCTGCTTCGATGGCTTTCATCAGCTTGCTCTCGACCCATTCGTGCCGCTTCTCCCTGGTATCTTCGAGCGCTTGCTGGGCTGTTGCATATCGTCTGAGATATACATAAAAGGTATTGCGTGAAATACCAAGGATATCCGACGCTTTCGTGACAAAGCCCTTCGCTTCTTTGATTGCCGTTATCATCTGCTCGGCTGTAATTCCGTTACCGTTTGCCATCTCTTTTTTTAATGTGTCATTCTGTAATCAATTCCGGCATCTCTCCGGTCATATCATGCCATCGCTGGATCGCCACCGCACAGTAAGCCGGTGAGATTTCGACGGCTCGGCACTTGCGGTTGAGGCGCTCGCAGGCGATGAGGGTCGTGCCGCTACCGAGGAATGGGTCAAGGACAATATCGCCCAAATACTTATCCATAAACCATTCCATCAATTCAATCGGTTTCTGTGTTGGGTGTATTCTCTGTTCGTTGTGTTCTGTTGCATCCCACCCAACCCAACGAATACGCAAAGCTCGCCTTTTGTGCTTTTGCTTTGACCAGCATAACTCAAAATCATTACCTATCATTTCAGCGTCTGCCTCATTGCGCTTTATCCATACGAACCAACTTCCGTTATGTGGCAACTGCCTTGCATAATAATCAGCACCGAACCAAAATTGTTCCTTATAATTCCATTCTGCAAACGGTATAAAATCGAATGGTTTGTCATCGCCTTCTACTGGTTTATATTCATAACCCAACGCATTAGGACTTTTATCCGTTCCCTTTATCTTGCTGTAATCCGTGTCAAGGTTTATCCCATAAGGAGGGTCTGCAATAACACTCGCTATCGGCTCAACTTCTAATCGTTCCACCACCTCCGCATTCGTGCAATCACCGCATATCAGCCGATGCTCGCCAAGTTTCCATAACTGTCCGCTCTCAACGCCCCACTTCTCCCGCAACTCCTCGGCGCGGTCAATCTGCGCGCCTGGATCTTCTGGTGGCTCATCACTCGCCCACATATCCAAGTCAAGTTCCTTCTCATCAAACCCCCAATCCAGCAGGTCATCAACCTCGAAGTTATTCGCCAGCACATCGAAATCCCACTCACCAGCAGCGCCCTTGTGCAGGAACACGGTCAGCTTCTTTCGCTCATCTTCGCCAAGGTGGCGCGATGCGACACGGACATCCACCTCGAAATCTGGACCATGCTCCTGCATCCAGACGTTCAACCGCTGATGCCCGTTATACACCTGGTTCTCTGGACCGATGGCGATGGTCTCCACCTGGGAGAACTCATCCAGCGATTGGTTCAGCCGCTCCGCTTCTGCCTTCTTGATCTGGCGTGGATTGATAGGCCACGGCACCAACTCGCCCAATCGCCGCCGTTCGTTGGTCCAGTATATCGCTCCGTTTTCGCTCATTTGTTGATCCCAAGCGCAGCCAGCACCCCGGCAATAACAACGCCCACCGAGTTGGTGATGTTCCACGTTTTCACGCGGTTATCCAAATTCTCGATGAGCGTCAGAATGGAGCGCTGGTTGCCTTCCAGCGTTCTTATTCGGCTTTCGTGATCGTCATTACAGGAGCGGATCTCATCCCTGAAATCGCGCACCATCTCAGTCAGATGGTCGATGTCCTTCTTCAAGAGCGCAT